CTAATGTTACAGTACCATCAAAGAAAGCATCTTTAAATTCTAAACTTGATGTACCTAAATCTATATCATTATCTGTTGTAGGTACAATAGCACCATCTTGAACTTTAAATTGTTCTGTTGCAGCACCAGAAACTTTTACATAAAATTCTAAATGGTCATTACTTGTATCTATTAAAATTTTATTTAATGGAGTTGCTAAACCTGCATCTCCAATTAATCCTATTACTGGACCTTCTGCTGCAGTTCCATCATGTTTGTGTCCATTGTTTACATCAAATGCATTTACAATTTGATTATATTCACCATTAAATAAATCTGCTGCAATTGTATTACCATCTGCAATAGTTCGTTGTCGTGTATATCCTGCCATAATATTATCTTCTTCCTCCTGCTATAAATGATACAAACATTCCATTTACTGAATATGATGCATCAGTATCATTTGAAAAAAATTTAAAGTTATTTGAAAAGCCACTACCAGTTACAATCATTCGTTTACTTGGTAATACTACTGCTCCAAATACTGAGCTGCCAAACTTTGATGATGTTGCACCAAATAATGCAGCACTACTTAAATTACCTACATTAACAGCTCCTGGTTGTGGAACTTCTGTAGATTCAAAATCATATCTTACTAATAGTTTTAAATTATTATTAGTACCTTCTGGTTCTATGTTTGCTTTAACTGCATACAAACTTTTTCTTAAACCATTATCACCATAATCCATATCTGGTGTTTGGAATTGTGCATCTATTGTAGAACCATCAAAATTATTTCCAGTATCTAATTGATATACAAATCCAGTTTCATTTGAACCAAATTGTACTTCTTCATTGTTTACATTTAAATCTGAAGTACATCTTTTAATTTCCATACCAAGTGTTTCACTCCATTCAAATGCAGGAACACCATTAGCATCAAATTTAAAAGTTCCTATAATTCCTTTTTGAGAAGAAGCTGCTTGTCCAGATTGAAAATAAAATAATCTATATTGACTTCGTTCTCTAATAACCATACTAGATATTGTAAAACTAGCTATGTTAGTTAACAAATTATTTATTAAAGGTAATATCTTTCTACTAATAGAACTTAGTTCAACATCACCAATTCTAGCTGTACCAGCAACTGTTCTTAATCCATCAGGTGCTAAGAATATTAAATCTCCACCTATCTCTTGAATTGTGTTTCCATCTACACAACCTATATTTTTCGTTACTGATTTAAGTATAGGGGTAGAATCTAGGTTTGTCAACTCAAATATACTATTTTTACAGAATATAACTAAGCTATTTCTAAATACTTTTATACCTATAATTACATCTCCAGTATCTATTGTACCTGCAGAAGCACCAGTAAAATCATATGGTTTTAACCTAGTACTATATGCAACTGT